CGTGATTCTGCCTTAGCAACAGCTTCTAACATTTCGGTGACAAGTAATTTTTTAGCCATATTTAAAACTCGCTTATAGATTCTACTAACATTTTACAACGTTTCTTTATAAGATAATCCAACATCTTCGCACGTGGTGGAGGAGTTTGATTATCATATGAGTATTTGATTGAGTCTACATAGTCCTCTGGAATCATGTCAAGATCGATCAATGATTTATTCCTTTGATAGTTTCTATAAGTCTCGTCATCCATTGCAGATTTAATGTCTTCAGCTTTTTCTAGCCAAGCATCGATCTTTTTCTGAGTGATAGGAGTTTGTCGCAAACCATCCACAAAGGTGTTATCACTAGATAAGACATTAGGAATACCATCACCGCTATCGCCACGAAGAACATGCTCAAACAAGTATAGGTGAGGGTTCGGGTCTGTAACCATTTTCTTCTGGACTGGTGAGAACTGTTTAACATTTTTATATTTCTGTAATTGAATAAAATCTTTATCAGATGATATGATCATTACTGGTTCATTCTTACCGAACTCTTGTGTCTCTTTAACTAAAGTTGCTATGACATCATCAGCTTCAATGTGTTCGAGATGGATAACTTTATATGGAAAGTTTTCTTTAATCTCTTCACGTATCTGATTCAGATATTCAAAGAATAGGTTCCAATCTAAACCGCTATCCTCACGAGCTTTCTTACGATGTGCTTTGTATTGTGGAAAATAGCTTTTACGCCAAGATTTTCCACCATCACAAGCTATAACGATATCGCCGTATTCTTTCTTAAACTTGTGTGAATACATCCTAATACTATTTAGGATCATGTGTCTTAGAAAGTCTTCACTAAGTTCAGCATTTGGCTGAGCATAGAAAGATGCGATAGAAATTTGCGAATAATCAATAATAATCATAGTATAATTATACCACAGTTTTTGTCTGTTGTAAACCCTTTATGTGGGCCCTATGAACTTTAACCATGATCCAATCATTGTAGTATTGGTCGCTGGTTAATACTCCGCGAGTAAACTGTTCATATGCCTCTAGATAGTTACACTCTCCTTTTCCTGCACATAAGTGTAGGATCTCTCGTCTGTAACGATCTGCACCATTCTTTTCAAGCTCTTCAAGCAATAACTTATTGGATCCATAATAGGTTTTCCAATCTGATTCTACTTTAAGTCGCTTCTTCTTACCTTTAACTTGTTTGGTTTTACTAGACCAAAATAGTTTCTTACCTACATACTGTTTGTTTGTTTTTAAATCAGTAATTAGGTAAACAAAACCATATACTTCTTTGTGCGTCTGCTCGCCTAGTTCGTAAGGCTTACCATTGTAAATCCATGTCATCGTCGAACCCATCACCTTTCAAGAGGTTAACATCATCTTCTAATTCCTCTTTTATATATGATGACCCACAGAACGGACAGTACTGTGGTTCTTCTACGACTGAATCATAATCAAATTCTATTGTGGCTTCTACACCACACTCTTGGCATTCGTGTATCTTTTTTGTCATAGTTTTATGTTTGAGACTATCTCGTTTAGAGATACCCATTCTTTTAGTTTATCGAAACCACCAATCAATGTTTCTGATTCATAGATTTGTGGAACTGATCTAAGACCTTGAGAAGCTAAGAAAGTTCTAGCATCTGCATCTTTTTCGATGTTAACAACCTTATATTCAATGTTCTTAGAGTCTAACAGTGCTTTCGCTTGATCGCAATAAGGACATACGGTCCTTGAGTACATAGTAATCATAATGATAATCCTTTTAATGAATCTGCGGTGGCATCTTGTTTAACACCACCAGTTATATATGAAGTAATCTCAGTCTCTTGTGGTGCAACTTGTACATTACCGCCTGAGATCCACTTCTCTGTCCAAGGGAGTGGATTTGATTGTGAAACTGTGTATGGGCAATGGTACCCTAATGCACGCATACGACGACAACCAATCCACTCGACGTAATCGGCTAATAATTTCTCATTCAAACCAATCATCGAGCCATCTTTAAATAAATGCTTAGACCATTCTTTTTCTTGTTCTATTGCAGATACAAACATATCGTTTATTTCTTTTTCAGTCTCTTGACGAATACGTTCGATATCTTTGTCATCTTTAATAAGATGTTTAATAATAGTAGTGCTTGCTGCTAAGTGTACGTTCTCATCGCGTGCGATAAACTTAATGATCTTAGCGTTGCCTTCCATCTTTTTAAGTTCAGCAAATGCCCATGAACATGCAAAGGAAACATAGAAGCGAATACCTTCAAGTATGTATACGCTCAATAAACAAAGGAATAATTTTTTCTTTAATTCATACATGTCAATAGTAATGGTTTGACCATTAACTGTATGTACACCTTCACCCAACAATTCATAGTGTCGTGAAGCTGTAATAAAATCATCGTAGTATTTGGAAATATCCTCAGCACAATCTAAAATTGGTTGTATAGTTTTGATCTCATCAAATACTTTAGAAGGATTTGCATAGATGTTCCTAATGATATGTGTATAGGAACGTGAATGGATAGTCTCAAAAAATGCCCACGTTTCAACCATCACTTCGAGTTCTGGAACTGATGCTATCGGTAAGAATGCTAGGTTAGGAGATCTACCTTGTACTGAATCCAATAAGATTTGTCGTTTTAAATTTGATGTGAAGATGTGCTGTTCAAAATCATTTAAGTCGTGGAAATCTTTGCGGTCGCTTGATAAGTCAACTTCTTCTGGTCTCCAAAAGAAACCTAATTGTTTATCTGTAATCTTCTCAAACTGCGGGTATCTAACTGTATCATATCTTGCTATATCTACTGATTCTCCGAAAAACATAGGAGATTCAAGGTGGCTCTTCGTTTTTAATTTAAATACTGATGACATTTACCATTTTCCTAAAGGACAATTAGATGAAGGTGCTATAATCTTAAACAAGATCACGCACCCGCATTCTTTACAACGTTCTATTTTTAAAAGATCTGTTTTTTTAGGACACTTAGAACAGATCTCATATCTCTTTAAAGCTAGTTCTTTTATATTTTGCATGAATCACAGTCGTCTTCACCTTCAACAGGTTGAGCGAGCTGTGCTTCTATTGCTTTGAATTCTTTTTCATGAAGTTCACCAGCACCGTCGTAGGTGTTGAAGTAATATAGTTGTTTACCACCATACTTATAAAACATAACTAGGTGTTTAATCATGTCGGCCATTGAGACCTTATGATCTTCATAATTTTCTGGGTTATATGATGTATTGACAGAAATACCCATGTCGATGTACTTCTGAAGTATTGCACAAATCTTTAAGTAACCTTCTGGAGATTTGTGATCCCACAATAAGTCGTACTGATTTTTTAATTTATAAAAACCGGGAACGACTTGAGCCATCACGCCGTCTTTAGATTGTTTAAACGAAACTAAAGCACGTGGTGGCTCGATACCATTTGTTGAGTTACTAATTTGAGCAGAAGTTTCTGCAGGCATTAATGCCATCAGTGTTGAGTTACGAATACCGTGAGTACGTAGATCGTTTCGCAATGTTTCCCAATCTAATCTTTCACTATGTGGTACTAGCTCATCTACTTCTTTCTTATATGTATCATTTGGAGTTTTTCCAAGTGAGTACTTAGTCTCATGATTTTTAGGACATGCACCTTTTTCTTTCGCTAGATCATTAGATGCTTTGATCAAATAATATGACCACGCTTCTGTGTATTCGTCTATCGTTGTGAGTGCTGCGTCGTCGTATTTAAGTCCTCGTTTTGCGAGGAAGTACGCGAGGTTGATGATGCCGACACCAAGAGGGCGGCGATCTTTCGTTGATCTTTCTGCTGCCAAGACTGGGTATTGTTGATAGTCGAGGAGGTTGTCGAGAGCTCTGACTGTAAGCTCGCAATACTTTTCAAATTCTTTCGGGTCGTTGATGAGGCCCCAATTGATGGCCGACAAAGTGCACAGACTGATTTCTCCATTAGTATCCTCCGGTGAAGTTAAAGGTTTAGTAGGTAAATCGATTTCGCAACACAGATTTGACATCTTTATTGGTGCCAATTCTGGTAAAAATGCTCCATGACTATTTGCATGGTCAACGTTCATCAAATAAATTCTTCCAGTGTCTTTACGTTCTGTTAAGAACTGTGTAAAGACTTCCATAGCTGGAAGTACTTTCTTGCGAATACCTTCTTTTTGTTCATAATGAACATATAACTCTTTAAACTTGTCCTGATCTGCATAGAATGCTTCGTATAAATCAGGTACTTCATCTGGGGAAAACAATGTAATGTTGCCTCCAGTCAATAGACGCTCATACATCGTCTTATTAAACTGGAAACAGTAATCCATGTGGCGAACTCGCGTTTCTTCTGTACCTTTATTATTCTTTAGTACAATTAAATTCTCGAATTCGAGATGCCATACAGGAAGATAAATCGTTGCAGCACCACCACGTACACCACCCTGTGAACATGATTTGACTGCAGCTTGGAAATATTTTAGGAAAGGGATAAGCCCCGTGTGAATAACGGAACCATCACCAATACGACTACCGAGAGCACGAATGCTACCAGCACCGATCCCAATGCCAGCCTTTTTAGAAATATATCTGACAATGGAAGTTGACGTCGAATTGATCGAGTCCAAAGAATCACCAGACTCAATAAGCACACAGCTTGAAAACTGACGAGTAGGCGTACGAACTCCAGCCATGATTGGGGTAGGTAAGCTAATATAAAATTGAGAAATTGCATCATAGTACTCCTTAACATACTTCATGCGCGTCTCTTTAGGATAGCTCATGAATAGGTTCATTGAGATTAACATGTACAATATCTGCGGAGTTTCATATGGAACTCTTGTGATACGATCTTGAACTAGATACTTACCACGAAATTGTTCCATTCCTACATAAGTGAAATCATTATCTCGATCATGCTTAATATACTTGTCTAATTGATCGAATTCTGATTCGCTGTATTCAGTAAGAACCTGTGCATCGTACATTCCACGATCAACGTTTTCTTGTACGATCTTAATTAAAGGCCACGGTTCATATTGGTTGTACACTTGTTTACGTAACTTATAATTTACAAGTCGCGCAGCTACTGATTGATAATTGGGTGTATGCTCACTAATAAGTTCAGCAGCCGACTTAATTAGTAATTCATGTATGTCTGATGTAGGCATACCATCATTGATTTGAATGTTTGCTTTTAATTCAATCTCACTGATGGAAATACCATTAATACCTTCTGTTGCCCATTCTAAAACTTTATGGATCTTGTTTACATCGAACGGTTCTTGCTGACCATTTCTTTTTGTAATATTCTTATTATGCATGTATTGTTTCAAAGCTCCATATCAGTCAATAGAAGAGTATATTATACCACGCCTACTATTTTTTGTACATAGTTGGCACTAATTTATTTTACTGCGGGGATTGGTACTACGGGTTTAGTTTTTTCTGCTCACTAACCCACTCTTGTAGAGCTTTTAATTGCTCTCTTATTTCCCAGCAGGTTCCGTAGTTTTGGACGATTGTTGTTGTTGCTCCAGAGAGTTTAACGTCGCTGGCTCCCGCATTAGAAGCTCGGGCGGGGTCGGGAAGCTCGT